AGATAAAACTCGCTCTCGTCATCCGTAAGTCCTATATCAAAGGAATCGTTAGGACACTCGATATTAAAATCGTTATGATCGGCTGTTATCACCTCCATAGCATTCCATTTGGCTTTCTCTCCTTCCACGAACTTCAACGGGCATACCTCGGTCTTCATCCAAGCCTTCTCCTTGATAAAACAACCACACAACGAACATGCCTGTCTTCCCATCAATCTTTGCAGCAATACCTTAGCTGGTAACTTAAAGAAAGCTATATTAGAAGAGTTCTTAGGACATTTCTTGCATAAATCAAGACGATTCTTGTACCACTCCGGATAATCCTTCTCATCCTTAGGAATCCTGCCCAATAAACTATCTTCCCAAGCTTGGGCTATTACTTGGGCTTTACCAATTGTTTGCATATTATTTTTTAAATTGTTGTTGTTGAAAATCCTGTAACTGTTCCCATGTCATGCCATACCGGCATTGGTACATAGCCTCATGATTGTCACGTGTAAGGGGATCTCCGTTCTTCAATCCCTCCATACCTTCTATCACCTTTATCTTCTTATCCAGGCAATCAAGCTCAATAGGCATCCTTTCGTCTGGATAACGATTACCCTCCTTGACAAATATCCTACGTATCTTATCACGTCTTACACGCATCTCACGGAGATTGCAGATAACGTATCCGATAAACGGGATCCTGATAGATATATTATCGGTATATCTGGCGAGATGATGGATATAAGATACGGATGCTTTCATGCACCACTCGACCTGTTGCTTGGTATATTTTCCTCCAGATCTTCTCACCACCTCATCGACAATATCCCTGTCGAACGAAATAAGACTCCTATCCATCAATATTAAGTTTGTTTCTCTTGAATACGAATCCCATTACACGGGTGTCATCACCCTCCCCGTCAAGAACAAAATAATTACGTAGGCTTCTCATCTCAATAGACAGCTCACGGGTACGGAAATTTCCGTTCTTTTTATCTACTAAAAAACCGCCACGCTTTAGCTCATTGTTAAGGACAGCGATATAAGATTCCTTTTGTCCATAACAATCCATGTACTTGGCTCTGGTATCATCCGAGTATCCGTAATTGATGTAGAAAGAAAGTAAGTTTATCGTCCTTTCAGTAATCAAGCTCCTACCCTTGGAATCCAGATAGCCGTTGTATATCCTTAAGAACTGCTGGATCATATCCAGTCTAGTGTCGTAAGGTAACGCAAATACGAAAGCTTTTCTCTGTTCCGGCATATGAAATTAGTTTTCAGCAAAACTACTTAAAAAAAATATCGTTGTCAAGAAATTTTGCCATAATCAACATAATATATGCTGACTAGCATGTATTTACGATAATCCAAAGGGAAAAAGCTGGTGGGGTAGAACGAACGAAGCCATGTATGTCTACGGCTGGCTACAATAGCGAGGGCAGTGAAGTTCACGTACGCTACGCACGTGGACGGCGGGGGACATCCTTATCCTGCCTCACGGGATGCGACCACTCCTTTTTTCTTTTTGGCTTCTTATCGCCCATGACATAGCCCAAGGCATCCAAAGGGGAAAAGGTTGGTGGGGGACACGATGGGACACCCAAGGCAAGGCTACCGCCGTCATACCGGACAATGCCGCCAGAGATTCGCTATTGACATGGACGGCGGTAGAGATATATTCGCCTGCCGGAGCGTGAGCGAACGAATACGACCTTACCTTTTTCCCTTTGGATTCCTTCCTCCCAAGCTATGGGATATAAAGCCAAGGGGAAATGGGAAGCCTTGGGCGATGGAGCCTGCCGTAGAAGATACGGACGGCCGGAGCGCGAGCGATCGTACAAGACCTCGCTTTTTCTTCTTTGGCTTATGCTCCACCCGATCCCCCCTACCGGGGCACCGGCTTCCGGTATAGGATACGACTTCTACCATGTTTAGCCTGCGGTATCCTGCCTGACGGCACCATACCTTGGCGGTAAAAAGCAATGTTTTATTAAATAGAGACTTTAAGTGGAGTACACAGGAACTCGACGTCAGGAGAGGTTCTGTGTACGGATAGAGATATTAGAAAGTAGTATATGTTTATAGAGTTAATTATATTTAATAAATATACCTATTAACGCGCGCGTAACAAGTGTTGTGTCAAAAATGATCTTACACAAACACAGTGATTTACCCTATCTAATTTATTACGATAATTTCGTATAAACAACAAATGGGTGACCTTCACAGGCTACCCATCCATCTGAATAACTTGTTTCGTATTGATGAAACTTGTATATTCGCAGAAAATAAAATCTACTATGGGAACAAAGATAGGAATTTTACATATAATGAAATCAAATTTCGATAAGATTCTTACCGAAAGATATACTCCACGTAATATTCAGGCCAAAAAAGATGAGCTAGGATGCGTAAAACTTCCAGCCGGGTCACTTATATGCCCAGTCGATTTCAAACCTGTTACCAATAAGGAAGGCAAAAAAGTGACAGCTATAAAATATTCATTGAAACATGAGGAGTATCATGGATCAGGTATTCAGATCAGTGATGAATGTAAGATGGCAATGATATATCTTATTATCATAAACGTATTCAAACATGTGTTTCTAAGAAATAGGATGCATGGCGGGAATAGAGATCAGATAGAGATCAATACCAAAGATTTTATTGATATCCTATCAGATGGATGCGCTTATTTCTGCTACCGCCATGTGTTAAGGGATTCTCATGAGGATATGAACTACCAGCTTATAAGCTTAAAGGCTTGGGCTGAAGGAGAGATTATGATAGCTTTATCGGATATCATAAAATACAAGCATAAGGCTAGTAAGACCCCAAGGATAAAGGATATGTTTGTGAAGAAAGGAGAATCTGTATATACCTGCCTTGATAAAAATCTTGATTCGAATACCAGAAGATGGATGGCTAACAAAAGTCGTAAATTAAATAGAGTCAAGATGTTATCAAAAATAATATTCTCAGCTAGAAACAAAAATATAAATAAGATATATAAGGTAACTAAAAAAAGAACTGTCAAATTCAATGTGTCATATCTTATGGATAGATTGAATATAAAGCTATCAAAAGAAGGTATGATGCTAATATCCCAAAGAACGGTATATCGGATGATAAAAGAAGTTCTTAGTATGTGCTGTAAGACTATATCCGATTTATATGATGAGGTAAAGAAAAACAATGGAATAGTCAATACCAAAGATAGGAAAAACGTAAATATAGGACACCTAAGACTATCATACCGAGGAACGATAATGCATATAATCATCGCAGAAGATTATATAAGAGACGTTTTCTTAGGGGTAAAAGGAACTGAGATGAGTAAGGCTGGATGATTTGAGTATCAGATATAAAA